AGGGGTGGGTACAATGTACTCACCCTTTTTGTTTATATTTGTACCAACAATTAAATCTACTTATGATAAAATCTACAAATGAGCTCAAGGACAGGGTATTTGTCCTTACCTCCAGCACCTCACCGTTAACTTATGTGTTGCCATCTCGTAACACTAAAAGATTTTCACTGCTCCACTTCGATGGAAAGACTAACCGTGCACTACGCTACGCAAGAAATCAAAAGTCTGTATTTGAAGACGAACAAGACGACAATGCAATTGTCGAGCCTGTTATCTTTGAAGATGGAGCCTTGGTAGTTCCAGCAAACAATCCTCTTTTGTCACAGTTCTTGGATATCCATCCATTGAATGGCCAAATCTTTATGGAGTTGAATCCAGAAAAAGAAGCTATGACTAACATTGAAGACATGAATATAGAGCTAGACGCTCAGATAGCTGCTAGAAATATGGACTTAGATACCATGTTAGCTGTAGCTAGATTAGTGTGGGGACCTGTTGTTGACACAATGACAACTCCAGAGTTAAAGAGAGATGTATTATTGTATGCAAGAGAGTATCCAATTCAGTTGCTAGAGATGTTGAATGACCCATCATTGACCGAGACAGCTTTAGCCTCTAAGGCACTTTCTGAGGGCTTGTTCAGTATGCGTAACAATAACCGTGAGATCTGGTTTAACATGACCGGAAACAAGCGTAAGTTAATGAACGTGCAGCAGGGGGAAGATGCTGTGTATGTTTTGACTGCATACTTAGAGTCTGCTGAAGGAAAAGAAGTTCTTGAGATGGTAAAATCTAAGTTATCGTAATTATACGTATATTTGTTGTATGGAAAAATTTTTAAGCATCCCAGTTACTAGCGAACAAAATCAGCTAGTTCAGGCTACAGGAATCATTTTGATTGAACAAGCCTCTACAACTACAGTTACCATCACTTACGGTGGCGGTAAAGTGGTTACACTTACACATGCTACTGCTGGTGCAGGAGACGAGACAGAGCGTGATGCAATTCAAAATGCCGTAGTTGCTGCTTTGCAGACTTCTTGGACTTTTGTTGCATACACTGTATCGAACCTTCCATACGCAGTTAGTGGAATTGCTGTAGCGTAAACATTAAGACTATTTAAAACTAAGGCCATCTCGGAAGGGGTGGCCTTTTTTTGTTATCTTTGTGAGAACATGATTAACACGGTTAGAAATACTGTTATGGCTATCATAAACAAGGACAACAACGGTTATATTACACCGGATGAGTTCAACTTGTTTGCTAAGCAGGCTCAGCTAGAGATATTTGAACAATACTTTTACAATTACACAAACTGGGTTAACAAAAGAAACGCCCGGATGGCTAACGATGGCTACTCTGACATTCAAAAACAAATTGCAGAAAAAATTGATAGATTTAGCGAGCAAGCGACTCTTACGTACAATTCTGGTGCCGGCGCTTTTGCTGCACCTTCTAATTCTTATTTTGTTAACGTTCTACTTTACGCTAACAAAGAAATTGAGTACGTGGCTCACACCAAGATTATGAACCTTATCTCGTCAAACTTGACGGCACCTACTACATCGTACCCTGCGTACTATGAGAAGGAGAATCTTTATTATGTATATCCGAGCACAATCCAAACAAATGTCAGCGCTCTGCACGTTCGCTATCCTGTTGATCCTAAGTGGACATACTCTGTCGTGTCGGGATCGCCTATATTCAACCAGTCAGCTGCTGACTATCAAGACTTTGAGCTTTCGGAAAGCTCACAAAACGACTTAGTTTTCAAGATCCTTTCATACGCTGGTGTTAACATTCGTGAGTCTGATGTAGTTCAGTTCGCAATGGCCGGAGAAAATGCAGATCAAACCAATAAATCATAATGGCATATATAAGCAACCAACAATACTACTCGGACCCCAATAACAACGGGGAATACCAGTATGTCAGCCTAGCTGACGTAGTGAATAACTTCATGCTTATGTATGTTGGTGACGACAAGTTGATCGGAACCGTGAACAGGTACAATGTGCTGTTCTACGCAAAGCGTGCAATCCAGGAACTAAACTACGATGCGGCTAGAAATGTCCGTGTTCTTGAGTTTAGGATTGGCCCAGATCTTAAGTTGATCTTGCCACCTGACTATGTAAACTATGTTCGTATCTCATTGGAGAAAGAGGGTGTGCTATTCCCATTGTTTGAAAGCAAGACTGTAAACTACGCACAGACATACTTAAAGGACTCTAGTGACAATATCCTGTACGATCAGAACGGAGAGGTTATTACGGGCACGTCTGAGCTTGACATGAAGAGAATCCAAGGATATCCAAGAGCATTGTTCACTGGAGACGCTTGGGCGAACGGAAGATATGGATGGCTTGTAGATGGTTATTGGTACTTCAACTACGACCTAGGTGGATACTTTGGCCTGAACGGAGAGACTGCTAACTCTAATCCAAACTTCAGAATCGATCAAGGTTCTGGCGTGATTAACTTCAGCTCTCAGATGTCTGACCAGTTGTTAGTGATGGAGTACATCTCCGATGGTCTTGAGAACGGTGACGACTCATTGGTTAAGGTAAACAAGTTTGCCGAGGACTTCATGTATAGCTATATCAAATGGTGTATTTTAAACAATCGTGTTGGAGTACAGGAGTACATTGTTCGTAGAGCGAGAGAAGAGAAGTCAGCCCTTCTTCGTAACGCAAAGATTAGAATGAGCAACTTGCACTCTGGTAGATTGTTGATGGTATTACGGAATCAATCTAACTGGATTAAATAATGCAAATAACAAGAACGCTGGTATCCGGCATAATGAATAAGGACTTAGACGAGCGTCTAGTTCCAAACGGGCAGTATCGTGATGCTCTGAACGTAACCGTAGGAACTTCTGAGGAAGCCGGTGTTGGAGCTGTAGCTAACGAGCTAGGCAATACCAAGGCAAGCACTCTATTAGAGGCTGCTAGGGCCTTTTCTGGAAACAATGCATTCTCTTTGTCTGGGGCCAAAACAATTGGCTCTATAGCCGTTCCTGCTGAGTTCTTGATCTTCTGGTTTGTAAAAGCTTCTACTGGTAGTATCGTTGCGTCTTACAATTCACAGACAGGACTTACGTCTGTTATTGCTATGGATACTAGAGCCGGATCTAGTAATGTTCTAAACTTTAATGCTGACTACTTAATTACCGGTGTAAACTACATTGGTGGTCTATTATTCTGGACAGACAACTTAAACCCACCTAGGAGAATTGACACAAAGGCTTTTTATGCATTTAACAACTTTACAGAGGAAAGCATCAATGTTATTGTAAAGCCACCGTTAAGTGCTCCTACACTAGTTTTTAGGGAAGATACTAGTGTTTCGAACAACATCAAAGACAAGTTCTTATACTTTGCTTATAGGTATAAATATTTTAATAACGAGTACTCTTCTTTTTCTCCATTCTCTGAAGTTGGATTTAAGCCAGATACGTTTACATTTGACTACGGGACTGGTGTAAACAAGTCAATGCAGAACAAAAAAAACGTAATAGACATTTCATTCTCTATTGGTGGATCAAACATTAAGGAGATCCAGTTGTTGTTCAAGGACTCTGCAAGTACAAATGTAAAAGTAATTGAGAACATAGTAAGGGCAGACCTTCCATTCAACGTACAGGGTGTAACGGTAGTTGGAACTACTGCTACCTTTGCTGGTTTTGCTAACAACAAGGTTTATGGTGTGTTGCCATCGAACCAACTCACAAGACTATTTGACAACGTGCCTTTAAAAGCAAAGGCTCAAGAACTAATTAGTAGTAGAATTATTTATGGAAACTATACTCAGTTCTATAACATTGTTGATATTTTTGGTAGAAAAATTATACCAACTTACTCAGCGAGCATTATTAGTGAAAGCAAGCTTAGCATTAATTATATTGTTAATAGCCCTGTAAAGACTCTTCACTCTGATAGGGACTATGAAGTTGGTATCTGCTACATGGATGACTATGGTAGAATGAGTACCGTATTGACTTCTACAACAAATACAACAAATGTTTCATCGTTAAATTCTGATACAAGCAACTACTTGAAGCTTACGATTAAAAACGAAGCTCCGGCATTTGCAACCAAGTATAGAGTATTTGTAAAGCAATCAAAGGGTCAGTACTATACTATATTTCCTAACATTTTCTATACTGACGGGATTTACACATACTTTATGATTAATGAGTCTGACGTGGACAAGGTTCACGCCAATGACTACATTGTATTTAAGGTCAATCCAACAGGAATTACATACTCAAACGAACAGTATAAAGTATTAGAGGTTGGAGTAAAACCAAAGGACTTCTTGGGAAATTCAAAGTCTCAAGTGACTGGTGTTTACATGAAGGTAAAGACAAACGGTATAACTGCATTCTCTCCTTCTAACGTAATAATAAACAAAACAACAAGCGTTGGAGCGAACTCTGCTAGAAAATCATCTACAAAGTGTTCTCTTTCAGACAAGACGATTGATCCGTTATTGAATAGATTTGGCGTTGTAGAGTACCCTATTTTTTATGGAACAGGGAAAAATGACTTGTCTAGGCCATTGCCACAAATAACGCCTTCTCAAGACTGTAGGGTTACCGTTGAGATTGATGGCAGAACAGCGTCTGGTATTGATACATTTAGATATTCTGTAATGGGAATTGGCCCAGGTGGTTGGGCACAGCAAAATATACCTATTACCGCAGGTACTCAAGATATAATAGTTTCTGGAATTTTAATTTGCAAGATATCTTTTTTCAGCTCAAATGGACATGCTATTGGAGATTCTTGGAGAGTTAACGTTAGATCAAACTCATTCAATGAAGCCGCTGGTATTTTTGGCGGAACTATATCATGGAGTGGAGAAAACGATGGTTTTGGAGGTGTTGCAATTGTACCTTCCGAGCCTACTGCAATTAACGGTGGAGCTGTTATTTCTTTTAAAATAAGCGAGAGCAGAGTTGGTGGTGGCGAAAATCAACCAGAACAAACATTCATATCTTCTAGAGATTATGTAAACATAGAGGAGTGGTTCTTTGAGGACTCTATTTACGAAAAGTTCGTAATGACAGCCAGAAATCAAAACCAAGGTTCTACAACAATTTTCTTTAGAACTTGTGAAGGTTATAGGACTGTTGGATCAGGCTCTCAACAATTGACGCAGGCAACACAATCTTCATCAACTTCTACAACTGGAAAAGTCAGGATGTTTATTCGTGGACATGCTAACGCTGTTTCTCCAGAGTTCCAAGCAGATAGCAAGGACTGCTCAAGAGCGATACTTCGTGTTGAGTTCACTATAACGCAAACAAATAACAAGACCATAATCGAGACTCAGCCTAATGACACTGACATCGACATATACCATGAGACAGAGACGTTCAATGTTACCAATGGTCTTCACTCTGGAAACATTCAGAATCAAACTCGTGGTGGAGCTGGAAGCACTCAAGCCCCGGCAATTTTAACTTTAGACAATGTATATAATGCATATTGCTTTAGAAATGGTGTTGAGAGCGATCGTATTCGTGATGACTTTAATGGATCGTACATGCAGTACAGTCCACGTGTTTCTTCTACGATTGAGAATTATGAGCAGGAACATGTTCCACACGGATTAACATATAGTGGTGTATTCAGGCAGGACACAGGTACAAACAGACTAAACGAGTTCAACCTATCTACCGCCAACTTCAAGTACGTTGACCGGTTCTTTGGAAGTATCCAAAAGCTGTACGCTCGTGACACAAACTTGATTGTATTCCAAGAGGACAAGATATCTACCGTGCTCTACGGAAAGAACTTGCTAAGTGACTCTACTGGTGGTGGAGCTATCGCTAGCGTACCAGAGGTACTAGGAACGCAGATCTCCTTTGTTGGCGAGTATGGTATCAGTTTGAACCCAGAAAGCTTTGCTACATGGGGTAACGACATGTTCTTTACAGACGCAAGGCGTGGAGTTGTATTGACCATATCTGGAAACGACCTAGGAGAGATTTCGATCCAAGGGATGAAGGACTGGTTCAGAGACTTATTCATTGCTGGTACTAACAAGCAAAAGATTGGAGTTTTAGACCCGTAC